AGGGTGCATCTAGCTAATGGGAATGTTCGCATTTAGGCGAATGAAGGAAAGGGAGGCTGCCGCACAGGTGGCCTCTACTCCTGTTAAGCCAAAGCCAAAAAAAAAGCGTAAACCTAAAGTTTCTTCTAATGGCAATAACGATAGTAGCGACAGCAGGAGCAGCTAACGCAAACAGTTACATCTCACTTACAGAAGCAAATGAACTTATCGAAGGTTTAGTTGCTGATGATGATGTAATTGCTTGGGAGGCTGGATCAACAAGTGACGACTACAGAAATCGTGCTTTATATACAGCAGCACAAAGAATTGATCGTGAAAGATTTTTAGGTGCTAGGGCAACAGATACTCAAGCGTTGCAATGGCCTCGTACTGGAGTAAGAAAGCCTGATACTTATATCAATACTTATTCTGTTGGGTTTCCTTTCCGCATAACAACAGATTATTTTACTGATACGGAAATACCTGATCAAATAAAGAAAGCACAGGCTGTCTTGGCTGCTTACTTGAATAACAATAAAGACGGTCTTGGGCTTAGTGGGTTAGAAGATTATAAAAACATCAAGGTTGGATCTTTGGATGCAACTCCTAATTCTTACGGTGCTGTTGGTGCTGATCGTGTACCACCAATGTTTGAAAGATACTTCACAGGTATTAGAATTAGTGGACCAGGCAACATCGCAGTAAAACGGAGCTAATGGGAATGTCTTCTTATCCAGCAGCAATCATTATCACAGACACAAACGCCCATACTGGGAGGTTTGGAAAGATTACCTGCTTAACAGATTCAACTGTTACTTTAGTTTCTCCGAATGTCACTAAAAATGGCTCTTCAACTGTTTCTGGAATTGATTTAAAAGCAAGCACAGACATTGAAGGAGTTTTCACTAGCATTACTCAAACAAGTGCAGGTTCACTTATTGCTTACAGAATCTAATGCCAGTAAAACCTAAAGGCTTTAGAAAAGCAGCAAGCAAAGTACTTAAGGCTGTAGGTGGTAATGTTACGATTCGTAAAGTCACAGGAAGTGCTTATAACACCGCTACAGGTGCAATGGGAGAGACAACCGCAGATACAACTGTTAAAGGTTTTGTTGAAGGTGTTTCTAAAAGAGAAGTAGGAGAATTAATAAAAGCAACTGATAAGCGTTTAACAATTGCTGCATCAGATTTGGATTACACGCCAACGGTTTCAGATCGAGTTGTAATTAGTTCTACAGTGCATCAAATTATTAGGATTGAGACAACAGAGCAAGGTAATACTGCTATTAGTTATGAATTAATTCTGAGGTCGTAATGGCTAAAAAGATCCGTATTGACCAGATAGGAGACTTTGCAGAAGAAGCTTATGATGCAATGCTTCGTGCTGTTGTTTTGACTGCGGATAAGAAATTAAAAGAAGGAACGCCTGTTGATACTGGAAGATTAAGAATGAATTGGCAGATTGCTGAAAATTCAGACAGTGGGCCACAGGTTCCAGAAGGAACTTATGGAACGTCTGTTACTTTTCCTAAGAAAGTGAATTATACAAAAGAAAAAATGGGTAATACTTATTCAATTTTTAACAATCTTCCTTATGCTGAACCGAATGTTTTAGGAACGAATCTTCCTAAGTCATGGGGCGGTCAATTTAGAAGTAAAGGGAACCAAGTACAAAAAGGTTGGTTTTATCAAACAGCAAAAGAAGTTGCTGATTTTGCTAAGTCTTTTAAATTCAGAGGTTAAATGAGCAGCACTTTTAATGATGTCAGGGCAGCCATAGAAGGCCGCATTGCAACAGAGATGGCACTAAGTCCTGCTTATCCTGTTAGCTACCAAAACGCTCCATTTACTCCACCTAATAACACTCCTTGGATTGCTGTTTATCTTCTTTTTGGTGCAAATAATTATGCAACTTTAGAAGCACCTGCTACTGGTAAATCATTTAATAGACAAACAGGAACTTTAACGATTGATATTTTTACACCTGTTGGAATAGGAGCTGGAGCTAATTACACCATTGGCGAAAGAGTAAAAGATAAGTTTGACAGAGCAAAGTTTAGTAGTCTTATTTTTGATCCTTGTTCTGGATTAGCTACAATAAGACCAGCAGAGCAAGAAGCGTTCTTTCAAACGCAATTCTCAGCTACATTTGACGCATACTTAGACTAAATCCAATGGCTGTTACTGTTTTATCAGGTACGTCTGGAGCCTTGTACTACAAACCTGCTGGTACTACAGGAACATTCGGACCTTCCAATGTCGTCATAAATGACGAAACTATGGCTGTTCAAACTTACTTGAATCTAAAAGTAGGTGATCCAGTTAAGTTTCAAGTTATTGATTCTTCTACAGGAGGATCAGGAACAGGAACTTTACCTGCTGGATTAACTGCTGGTACAACTTATTACGTTAGTTCTTACACCGCAAGTACTGGACTTTTAAAAGTTTCAGCAACTAATGGTGGTTCTGATGTAAACATCACTAATACTGGAACAGCAGCAGCTCCAAATAAGTTTCAGGTTTATTACAACGATTACGCTTCTGTTGGGCAAGTTCAAAACTGGTCTTTTGAGATTTCCAGAAGTGAAATTGATGTAACAACAATTGGTCAATCAGTTGGTCAATATGCACCATTTAAAACTTATATCTCAGGTTTTGCTGATGGTGAAGGTTCTGCCAGCGTATACATCACGAATGAAGATTCAACTTTGGCTAATCGTTTAGTTGAAGATGTTATCCAACGTCAGCAAGATGGAGCAGCATTTAAGCTTTATCAAGATAAGCAAGGTACAGAAGCATTAAGCCGCAGTATTGCTATGGACGCTGTTTTGCTTTCTGCAAGTTTCTCTGTTAATCCAGATGATGCACAGATGGTTGAAGTCAATTTCAGACCTAACAACGTACCAAGCTTCGACTTTAGTACTACTTCATAATCGGTTAATACCCTTGGGTAAAGTTGCTCAAGGGTTTTTTATTGTCTAAATTTGTATATACAACCCCGCTTATTTGAAATGGCATCACCAAAGGCAAAGCTAAATCCGTTAGATCGGCTAAAAAAAGCATCTAATTTAACTGCTGAAAAGAAAGTCGTAAAACTAACAGACGGTACAGAGTTTGAGTTTTGGTGTGCTCCTATGACAATGGCTGAAAGGGAGCAAGCCCAGAAAGGAACAAAAGATGATGCTAATGCTTTTGCTCTTCGTTTGTTTATTCGTAAGGCAATGGATGAGAATGGAGGCAGAATGTTTCAAGCGGGTCAAATTGATGAGTTAAAGCATGAAGTTAGTGCAGAGAATATGGATCGTTTAATGCTTGCAATGTTACCCGTGACAGAAGAAGAGGATGATCTCGACCCAAAAGATTAAAGGAAGCTCTTAAAAAAGATAATTTTTTACAGCTTCAATTAGGTGTAGCAAAAGAGTTGGGTTATACCTTGCAAGAATTAAATAAAAAAATCACTTTAGAAGAATTATTTTTATGGTCGGCTTATTTTGATCTTTTAAACGAGGAACAGGAAAAAAGTATAAGAAGGAGCAAATACAGCTAAGATCTAGGCATAACGAAAGGAACCCGTGGCTCTTGCTTCAGTAAAACTTGAATTACTTACAGGGCAAGCGGAAAGATCTGCGAGAAGATTGCAAGATAGAACAAATGAATTGTCAAAAAGATTTCGAGATGTAAAAAATCGTTCTAATGCTGCTGGTAATAGGATTCAGAAATTTGGCAGACAATCAGCAACAGCAAGTCGAGGTGTAAACAGGTTAGGAGCTTCAGTCCGAAAATTATTAGCAGGGTTGGCTTTATTGCAATCAGCCCGTTTTATCATTGGGAGTGGTGCTCAGTTAGAAACACAACGAAAAAGTTTAGAAGTTTTAACGGGTTCATTGGTTAAAACAAATGAAATAATAAAAGAACTTCAAGCTTTCGGTGCTGTCACACCTTTTAAGAGTTCAGAATTAATTGATACGGCAAAAAGATTAAAAGCTTTTGGTTTTGAAACAGATAAAATAGTTGATGTAACAAAAAGGCTTGGAGACATTGCAGGAGCTACTGGCTCTGATCTTAATGGGATAGCAACAGCTTTCGGTCAGATACAAGCAAAGGGAAAATTACAACAGGAAGAAAATTTACAACTTTTAGAAAGAGGAGTTGATATTACAAGTGAATTGAAGAAGATAACAGGTTTACAAGGAACAGAATTTGAATCAGCAATGAGAAAAGGAAAAATATCTTCTGAGTTAGTTAATCAAGCTTTAATAAACCTTACTGAAACAGGAGGTCAATATGCTGGAGGTGCTATTGCTCAAAGTACAACATTAGCTGGTAAATTTAGTACATTAATTGACAATATAGAAAGGCTTGCACAAAAGCTTGCAAAGACTTTAGAACCTGCATTGAAAAAGATTTTAGATACTGCCAACCGAGCTTTAGGAGCTATTAATAAATTATTATCAAGTCAATTCACCCGTGATTTAGCAGGATTGCGTGCTGCTTTAGGTTTTTCTCCTGGAGGAACATTTAGTGATTTAAAAAATATTCAAACATTTGCAGAAAATATACAACCGTTAGGGTTAACGCCATCAACAATTGATGAAATGGTTGCTCAATTAAGAGGAACACAAGAAGATATTATAGCTGTTGTAAATAGAATTAATCAAAATAGACCTTTTAAGTTGACCGACAGAGAAGAAGAACAAAGAAGAAAAACACAGGTTGCCTTAGAAAATAAAATTAATGAACTTTTAGCAAGAAAAAAAATTTTATTAAAGACGAATCAAAATATAATAAAGGAAACACTGGGAGAAACAGACAAAGCTGCGGTCAAATGGGAGCAGATCAGGGAAACGATTGCTAGTGGTTTAACAAGTGCAATTGAAGGATTAATAGCTGGAACAAAAACATTAGGTGAATCATTAGCTGGTATTGCTAAATCAATTGCAAGTATGTACTTGAAAGCAGCATTTATGAATATGTTGCCTGGGCTTCCTGGAAAAGCAGAAGGAGGATACATGGCAAACGGCATTAAACCATTCGCCTCAGGAGGTATGGCTACAAGACCAACTGTAGGACTTGTAGGAGAGGCTGGAGAAGATGAATATATTATTCCTGCATCAAAGATGGCTGCAAGTATGCAACGCTACTCAGCAGGTGCTAGAGGTGAAGCTGTAATCCCTGGTACTGGTTCT